TTCCAACAATGATGAGTGAGATGGGTTTATCTCATTTAAAGTTAATGGACGGCTCATCAGTAGATGTTAAACCGAATTATAGCGCCAACATCACTATTGCAAATAAGGAAGCGGCGTTTAACTGGCTTCGAAACAACGGCCTAGGAGATATCATTAAAAACGAAATCTCCGTTTCTTTTGGTCGTAACGAAGATAACAAGGCTAGCAGTTATGCTGACCTTGCGAGGAGTCAAGGGTTAGAACCACAACAAAAGTTGAAGGTGGAACCCATGACTCTGAAAGCGTTAGTCCGTGAACGTATTGAGGCAGGTAAAGACATGCCAACGGAACTTTTCAACATTTATGTTGGAAATAAAACAACAATAAAAAGGAAACAATAATAATGAACCAAGAAATAGCAAAAAAAGAAAATGCAGGTGCATTAGCTACGAACTTATTCGAAGCTGACGCAAATGCTGGCTCTCAGAATATGACGCAAGAAGATCTTGCATTACCATTTCTGAAAGTCTTAGGCCAACTATCGCCTGAAGTTAATGAGAGGGATGGGAAATACGTTCAAGGTGCTAAACCTGGAATGATTCTCAACAGTGTCACAAACGAAGTGTTTGATGGTGCAAAGGGGATAGATGTTTTACCAGTCTACTATGAGAGAAAATATGTAGAATGGAGAGACAGAGGTGAGGGTAAAGGCGCTCCCGTAGCAATTCATGATGCCGAAAGTGGTATTATCGAAACAACTACTAGGGATAAATCATACAAAGATCGTCTACCTAATGGAAACTATCTAGAGAATACAGCAAATCATTTTGTAATTCTTTTAGGTAAGAGTCCACAGACAGCTTTAATTTCTATGAAAGCGACTCAATTAAAAATTAGTCGTAAATGGAATTCCATTATGATGGGAATTAAGTTGCAAGGTAAGAACGGTTTATTTACGCCGCCAACATATAGCCACATTTATAATCTAAAGACTGTTCAGATGTCTAATGACAAAGGAACATGGTTTGGATGGGAAGTGTCTAAGGCTGGTCCCGTTGAAGATAAAGGTGTTTACGAAATCGCAAAAAACTTTGCTGAAAGAGTTGGCAAAGGTGATGTGGAAGTTAAACACGGATCTGAAAACAAAGACTCAATACCGTATTAACCGAATCCTAGGTAGTGGGCGTCTAAGCGAGAGTGGATACGCCCACTTATTAAGAGAATTGTATGATAATAGAAAAATTTAAAAATATATTTAAAGGCTTACAGAGAGCCCATGGGTGTACTAAAGTTGGTCCGAGTAATAGTAACGGAGAAAAAGTTAAAGGACAATCTTTTGTAGTACGACAACATGTTACAGATGAACTTTGGTTAAAACATTTACAAGGTTCACAAAGTTTAGGAATTATTCCAATCAATGAAGAGAATCAATGTATATGGGGATGTGTAGATATAGATTCATATGCAGGGTTTGATCATAAAAAATTAATAGATAAAATAAAAAGTTTTAAACTACCGCTGGTAGTGTGTAGGTCAAAGAGTGGGGGCGCTCACGTGTTTCTCTTCTCCGAGACTCCCGTTGACGCAGAAAGAATGAGAGACAAACTTACAGAAATAAAGACACTACTAGGATACGGCGGATCAGAAGTCTTTCCAAAACAAATTAAACTACAATCAGCAGATGACACAGGAAACTTTTTAAATTTACCATACTTTAATGGTGATGAAACTTTAAGATATGCATTTAAAGAAGATGGTACAGCAGCCACTGTACAAGAATTTTACGAGATTTATAATAGTGTAAAACAAATAGATATTGGTCTTGTAAAAGTACAGAGACCCCAATCAGAATTTTCTGATGGTCCTCCGTGCATAGAACTTATGGCAGCAAACAATGTAGAAGAAGGTGGTAGAGACAACGCATTATTTCATTACACAGTTTATGCTAAAAAGAAATGGCCATCAGGTTGGCAAGGAAAAGTTTCTTTGTTTAATGAGAAACATGTTAAACCAATCTATGATGATGCTGGGTTAAATAGAATTATAAAACAACACGAGAAAAAAGATTGGGGTTATAAATGTAATGATACTCCAATGTGTAATCTTTGTGATAAAAAATTATGTAAGAGTCGTAAGTATGGAATAGGGGATGAGATAGTATTTCCATCATTAACAGATTTACAAAAAATTAAATTAGAAAAACCTTACTATTATCTAAATGTAGATGGAGAAAGATTATATCTAGAGAATGTAAAATTCTTAAAACAACAAAACTTATTCCAGGAAGCTTGTATGGAACAGTTGGACTTTAAACCACCAACAGTTAAACCTAAAGACTGGGACATGATAATAAATCCACTGATGAAGAACCACGAACCTGTTGAACCACCTGAAGGTGTGACAACTAATGACCAATTACAGAATCATTTAGAAGAGTTTTGTTTAAATAGACATATTGGAACGGAAATGAGCGACCTTAAACGTGGTGGTGTCTGGACTGATGATGGTTATCATCACTTTATATTCAGTAAGTTCTACAATCAGTTTTTAATTAGACAAAGATGGGATGTAAATTATTCTAGAACTGCACAAATGTTAAAAGAGGTTTGTAATTGTGAGGATAAAAGAATTGGAAAAGATAAAATGTCTGTGTTTAGAGTAAGACAATTTGATTTAGAAGATGAAGAGTATACTCAAAAAGAACTTAAACCGAAGGATGTATTTTAATGAAAACAATAGTATTGGGACCACCAGGAACTGGAAAGACTACAACTCTATTAAATAAAGTAGATAATTATTTAAAAGAAACTGATCCAGATAAAATAGGCTACTTTGCTTTTACTCAAAAAGCTGCGTACGAAGCAAGAGATAGAGCAATGAAACAATTTAATTATACAGAAGATGATCTTCCATACTTTAGAACTTTACACTCACTAGCATTTAAAAAACTTGGACTTAAAAAAGATCAAGTAATGCAACCAAGACACTATAAAGATCTTGGAAAAAAGCTAGGATTTCCAGTAGCTTACGCCGAACACCAAGAAGATCATGGATTCTTTACATCTGATAGTGAGTATTTACAGATAATTAATTTAGCAAAACTTAGAAATATAACTCCTGACCAACAGTATGAACTGCAAGAACACACACAAGACCTGGAGAGAAATAAACTTACTATTATATCTAATGAGTTGGAAAGATATAAAAAAGAATATGGTCTAATAGATTTTAATGACATGATTTTAAATTTTATAAAATCAGATAAGTCTCCAAATTTTGATGTAGTCTTTATTGATGAAGCTCAAGATTTATCGCGAATGCAATGGGATATGACTAAAACTATTTGGGACAAAACAGAGGATACGTTTATTGCTGGAGATGACGACCAGGCTATCTTTAAATGGGCTGGTGCTGATGTAGATTCTTTTATAGCTTTACAAGATCAAATGATAAATCTTCCACTTATTCAATCACATAGAATTCCTATGAAAGTTCATAGACTTGCTATGGGAATTATAAATAGAATTAGAAATAGAATAGATAAGAATTGGAAACCTAAAACTAATGAAGGAAGTTTACATAGACACTTTGATGTTGAATCAATTGATATGACATCTGGCGAATGGTTAATATTATCTAGAACTAAATATATGCTTAAAGAAATAGAAGATACTTTGTATCGTAAAGGTTTGTATTATGAAAATAAATATAAAAAAAGTTATGAGAAAGATATGCAAGAAGCAGTCACAGACTGGGAGCATTTAAGACAAGGACAATTAATGTCTTATAAACAAATTGAAAAGATTTATGGTTATATGAATAGTGAACATGCTGATAAGAATAAATTAAAAGGAATGGTGAAAGAATCCTTCTATGGTATTGACGCATTGACCAAGGACCACGGATTAAAAACTAACAAAGTTTGGTTTGAAGCTTTTAATGAAGCAGGTCAACAAAGAGTAAATTATTTAAGAAAGATGAGAGCCAATGGTGAGAAATTAAATAAACCACCAAGAATAAAATTGTCTACGATTCACGCCGCTAAAGGTGGTGAATGTCAAAATGTTGTATTGTTAACTGATCAAACAAGAACAACTATGAATACATACGAAAAGAATCCTGATGATGAGAACAGACTATATTATGTAGGTGCAACAAGAACAAAAGAAAATTTACATATAATAGAACCAAAACAACCAAGCAAAGGATTTATAATATGAAAGATATATACACAAGACAGGTAGGCGGAACTCACTATAAATCAATGGTTATTCAACCATCAGAATTTATAAATAAAAATAATATTCCCTTCGCAGAGGGAAATGCAATTAAATATTTATGCAGGCATAAGCAAAAAAATCAAAAACAAGATTTGGAGAAAGCAATTCATTATTGTCAAATGGCTATTGAACGTGACTATCCGGATATAACACAACCAAAAGAAAAAATATAAAGATGATAAAAAAAATACTTGAAATAATATACCATTATTCAACTCAGCTATCATCGTGGTCTTGGCAAAAATTATACGGTAATCGTAAGACTGGTTATGGGTATAGAAAATGAATTGTTGGCACTGTGGTACGGAATTGATATGGGGTGGAGATCACGATACGGAAGATAATGAGGACTATGATATAGTTAGTAACTTATCGTGTCCTAAGTGTCATTGTGTGGTTGATGTATACCATCCATCGGAAAAATTAATAAAAGAATATGAAGATTATGAAAAGGAGAAAAACACATGATACAAGTACCACTATTTAAACCACAAACTGAATGGCTACCGCCAGAAGAATTTCCAGATCTATCAAAGTATGATGAGATCGCAATCGACTTAGAAACCAAAGACCCTAACCTAACTAAAATGGGATCAGGATCAATAGCCAAGAACGGTGATGTTGTTGGAATAGCTGTCGCTGTTAAAGACTGGTCGGGTTATTATCCAATCGCTCACGAAGGTGGTGGTAATATGGATAGAGCTAAAGTTTTAAAATGGTTCCAAGGTGTGTTGAGCACTCCAGCCATGAAAATATTTCACAACGCCATGTATGACGTATGTTGGATAAGAGCGCTCGGTTTAAGTGTTAACGGAAAAATTGTAGACACGATGATTGCATCGGCCCTAGTTGATGAGAATCAAATGCGTTATGACTTAAACAACTGTGCTAAAC